AGATTCTTCTTCCTTGAAGACCTTGGCAATGTGATGATCTGGTAACTCAGTATGCTCAGTGACTAGAACACCATCTGAGTCTATCAAGATCTTAAAGCCAATAATAGTTCCTTCTTTCATACCGCTTCCTTTTAATTATAATTCACAAGCTCCACCAACGCAAGCTAATGTTTGCGATCCCTCCGTAAAGTCATCTGACTCATTCAAATCCCAATCAAAAGACTCTGGGAATCCTTTCATCATCTCATTATATTCTTTCTTTGTGATCTGCTCATAGGGTGCTTGAGCGTATGTATGATTGTCATACGGCAAGAAAGATATGCCAGAGATTGTATCAAAGTTATTGTATACCCAATTACCGATTTCAAGAAAGTCTGAGTCACGGTAATACACTGTGATGCTAGGCTTGTGTTCACACCAATGTTCTTGGTATACGGCCCACAACTGTAGTTGCTCCATTCCTGTCTGCTCTGAGGCGAACACAGCAGCCTCTGGAGCCTTCTTAGGGAACGAGAATACCTTAGTACTGGGTGAAAGGTTATCTATTTCACAAGGCACTCCAGCGTCTTCTAAGACCTTACATAGTGGATCTCGCACATCAGCCCTAACCCGTCGAATATAATAGGGGGCATAACGTCCGTGTATGCCTGACGCAGAATCTACAAGTTGGGATACCGTACCGCTAGGCTTAACGCAAGTGATAGCTGTACTCTGAGGAATGCCAAGCCGCTCTGACCAAAGCTTATTAGTTTCGATGGCTTCATTGCGTAGCTTCTCTAATAAAGATCCTAAGTTGGGATTGTCTAAGGTTAAGAGTGGGTTGTCTAGAATACCAGTAAGACTAACGCCCAACAAAGACTCTTCCTCAGTATTAGTTTTCCAGATATTTCTTAAGTATCTAAAGTCCGTTAAGGTAGCTTGGAGAGTACCCAAGATAGTCGCAACTCGTACTTTTCTCCTAAGACTGTTAAGCGTATCTTCCGGTCTGACGACCACTTCTGAAAGGTTGCAGAATTGATTTGGTCTAAGGATGATTTCACTGCAAGGGTTCGTTCCGAAATCTCGTTCACTATCCCGTCTACCGTTTCTTGCAGCTTGTTTTTGACTTGCAGCACGGCTGAAGATTCCGCGCTCTCCGCTTTGTGATTCATGTAGGCTACTCCATTCGTTAGAAAATAAATTAAAGGAAGGCTTGCTGGTATAGCAGGCACTATTATTTGCAAGGCCGCGTTGGGGTTCTGTATTGTACCAAGCACCATGCTTTGCTTGACGAATATCATCGTCCTGTAAATCAGAGAGGCTGATTAAAGCACTGCGTCTTACCCCTCCAACAACAACTATTTGAGCGATTTTGCAGCAAAGATCGTGGCATTCAAGGGGCGTAAGCTTTCGTCCAGCCGCTCCGTTAAATAATCTAACTGTAAATTTGAAGAGGTCAACAAGAGGTTCTGGGCCACTTGCTCTACCTCCAAAAGTTTTAAGGCTGGAACCCGCAGGTCGAACTCTAGATGTATCCCATTCTGGTATTTGACCACTATACAACAACGAAACCAATTCCCTAAACGATTTCGCCCATCCAATTTTTGAATCCGGTACATGAATGACTGTATCTGTTGCATGGAAATCCTCTGCAATTTCTGGAAGTTTAGAAACGTACTTTTCTTCGACGCTAAATCCTACTCCTGTACCACACATAAGGACATACATCATCTCATCAAAGGCGCGAGGACTATCAATAGCGAGATAGCTACAGTTAAAGCCTGCTACATTGTCGCGGTCTAATGCTTCTCCTGCGGTCATAAGCGCCCTCATAGAAGGCATAACCTCTAGATCGTAAATAGATTTAAAGATTTCTGAGACATCGAAATCATTTAAGTATCCTTTGTCTACCCAATAATTAACGTATCGGTTGACAGTTTCTTCCCATGTTTCTCTACGCTGTTCTTCTGGTAGGTAACGAGCGTATCTGCTTTTGTGTATGTATTGTTGATAAGCGTCCAATTATATTACTCCTTTCTTGGGTGGTATACTTTGACCAGTTTTTTATTTCAGTTAGATTCCTTCCGCATCCTATACAAACATCATCCTTTAGTTTGCATATCTTTGTACATGGTGATTTCATTCCATCTCATCTATAGTATTCAAATCATTTATATTTAATTTATATTTGTTTCTTTTCTTCAGAGGCTTGAAGCGTTCTTCATCTTTATCTTCGTGTTTCTTTCTTTTGTGGCGGCTGAATTTTTCTAGGCGCTCGCGCTTTCGATCATTCATCATCTTCCAAGCTTCCTCGCTTTGTTACATCTATCCAATCTTCTGGAATGCTATCTTCAGAGAACCATCTAAATTCTTTTGAAGATGCCCACTCAGCATGATTGCGTTTTGTGCCATCTTTTCTGCGCTTTGCTTGAGGCATTGGTGCATTGGGATCAGCAAACAAAAAGACTAATTCAGTGTCTTCAGGCAGAGCCTTAGCAATCCAAACATATTTATTGTATTCGCTATGATCCCAGAAGCGGCCCTTAGCTTCTAAATAAATTTTCTTACCATCAACCTCTTTGATAAAGTCAGGGTGATAAGTATGCTCAACAATATAATCAACCTTCTCTGAGTGAAAGCTCCATTGATTAAGTATGCCAGAGTGTAGTTCATATTCCCAGTTTGAATCGTAGCCAGAAACAACATTTTTTTCTTTTGGGCGTCTAACTCTTTGGGGCCGTGTACCCTTTCTTATTTTTGGTTTCAATGTATTGTTTCCTTTTCTTGCGTATCACCATACATATGATGCAAATGATAATAGATCTGTATTAATGCCTGCTCATCTAAATATTTTTCTTGTATTATTTTTGTTGCACAATAACAAATTAAAATTTCTAGCGGCAAATTCTCTATCATGATAAATCAAGATGACTATAAGAGTCAATAGGTCTAGATGGATTACGCCTATATAATTTCTTCAGCCTCTTACGAGTCCAATTTTCTGTAAAGGCAGACATAAAAAATTGACCTTCAACAAAATAATGGCTGTTCATTTTCATATAATCTTTATAATTATCTGGTCTAATTTTAGCTGCCTCTTCTTCTGACATAAGACTATGAAGCCATTGAAGAGAAATCTTCTCGACCTGACGATTAATCTGCTTCATTATTTTTCTATTCATACAATCTCTTCTACCCTTGGAGCAACCTCAACGTGCGTCAGATATGTGGGGCCATTAGCATACTTAAATGCTCTTAAGCCTCTACCATTGTTAGCGTCTTTATAACACTCAAACTTATAAGAACAGTAGTTACAATTTCTATTCAGCTTCATGTTACCTTTCTTGCCATCAGGCACAGACTCATAACATCTTGCTGGAGGCGTAGCCAGCTTCAAGGCTTTACGAACATCTTGAATCTGTTTGCTTATGTTGGGCTTGTCTAGCTCTTCTGGGCGATATAGACAAAGCTCACCGCTCTCTTTGTTAATAACTAAGAAGCCGCCTTCAGAAGACTTTTCAGCTTCTTCATAGCCAGCAAGCTGCGACATATATCCAAAGGGATCATCTTCTCGCAGGCGTCCTTCACGAAACTTATTGAAGGCTATCTTAGATGCAGTCTTTACGTCTACTACTTCGCCATCAATCTTACAGTCGATATGCCCCTTGATCCCACGAACATCTATTTCTTTTTGTTCGTCACTGACTTTGTGGCCTGCGGCACGAACAAGCATAAGAACAATTTCTTCAAGGATATGTCCGTAAAGAAACTTAATTTGTGTAGCTGGAGAGGGTACTGAAGATTCAGAAGGTAGGTTCTGCTCGTACCAAAGCTGCCTAGCTGGGCGACCAATGTTAGACATACGCAAGGTAAACTCAGAGTTTCTTTCTGAAGGCCTTGCCCATGCTAAAACGGAATCTTTAATACGAGCTAGTGTAAAGTCCAGATCTTCTTCTGATAAATTAAATTCACGGCCTTCGGATAACTCTGAAAGCTGTCCATAAATATCGTCAATCAGTGTGTCAAGTTTCATGCTCTATGCCTTACGAAGCGACACTTGCGTGTCTTTGAATTGTAGTGTAGATACTTTACACCAAGCTCTTTTTGAAGTGGAGTCTTTGCAGATAATCTACTATCCTTATAAGACTTCACATCTATCAAAGTGATCTCACCTTCTGGATTCATAGCCACAATGTCCACTGGCCCTGTACATCCACAGTTCTTGAACACATGATAGCCGTTGTCCCATAGCCATGTAACGGCATAGTGTTCTGCTAAGTCACCGACTCTGTTAGGTTCGTGCTGTGTTTTCATATCATTAACCTATATTTATATAAAGTTCCCTTAACGTGTTTTCTTTCTACTTCATAGGCTCCAAATTTTGCCATTCTCAAATTTCTCATGCAGGCAGAGGCACCCGAACCTGTCATGCCTGTTCGCTGGGCCAACTTCTCTAGCGTTATCCACTTACCATCACACATAACATCATAAATTTTTTTATGGCTACCTTTTAATTCATTGCCCTCAATATCATAAGCTTTTGGAAACATATCTATTTGTTTATTTAACTCATCAGTGTGTTTCACTCCAGTTATCTCCTATCTTGTACTCACCATCAAGAGGGCAGAATAATTCTAGCTCCTCACCCGACTGCTTTATTGCATCAACCCCCAGCATTCCTGTTGTATCAGCTACAGATTCTTTTACTTCTAACTGCCACTCGTCATGCACATTACAAACAAAGTGTGCGTCCAAAGTGTTGAGCCTGATTAGCTGATTGAAATTTATCATAGCCTGCTTCATAACAATAGCGCCTGCACTTTGAAGCAGTGTGTTCAGCGCGGCGTGTTCAGAACGTACATATAGCTTGCGTCCATCAAGACCCTTCAAGAAACCTTTTGAAGCCGCTCTGCCAACTGAGTCTTTAAGATGTTTAAATGCAGGGAGATTATCGAAGAAACGCTTTCTAAGTTCCGAACCATCACGTTTGTTTCCTCCAACCACACTTCCAAGTTTTTCATCTCCTGCTCCGTATAAGAGTGCATAGATAAATGTCTTCGCCTGATTTCTTGATTCAAGTCCTGCAAGTCTTTGGTTAGCTGAGTGTATGTCTC